TTTGGATTATTTATATTGTCTATATTTTTATTTTCCATTTACTCCTCCTATTTTGTTTTTATAAAAAGTGCTATATTTTTTTCTAAGTGCTAGATAAGGGTGGGATTAAGTGTTTAATTATTTTTTGTTTTCCATTGGTATTAAAAAAAAAGTGCCCCAAGTGCTAGATTTTCACTCTATATCTTTTTTTTCTTATTATATATATATTATTATTATTATTTTTAATAAAAAATATATAAATAATGTAGCACTTGAAACACTTTCTTATTTATATCAACAAAAAATTAATATAAATATAGCACTTAATCAAGCACTGATGTAGCACTTAAAAATTTAATCGAGCACTTAAAAATTAATTTTTAATTTACCCATTAACTTTCCTTCTAATTTTTAATTTACCATTTGTTTTATAAGTTTCAAAACCAAGAGCTTCTAGTTTATGAGAGAATCTTTTCTTACTTAATGCACCATATCCACTTTCATCACAAAAATTAGTGTAACAAACATAAATCTTGGCAAAAGTATCATTTTTGATGTCATGTAAAATAAAATCTTCTCCATATTCCTCAAGAAATAATTTAACATTATCTGATTCTGTTAAATATTTATCTGTAAGTTGCTTAACAAGTTCACTTTTTGTAAGTTCTCCACCGTTATTAATTATTCTTTTCATTCCATTTATGGCTATATTTAGAAGCCTTGACTTAGCTTCCGGTGTTGATAATTTTTGGTCTATTTTCATATCAATTTTTTCTACGATTGCATTACAAGGAAAACATATAACTCTTCTGGCTATTCCACCAGATTTATCTTTAAAGTTTGGCATTTCATTACAAGTAAATAATAAAGTTGCCACTGACTTCATTTTTATTGGGTTTTCATACAATGCTCTACAAAGTATTTCATTTCCAGCTGCAAGAGTTTTAACTGCTCTTGATTTTTCTATGAGTGAAGCATCAATATCGTCTCCACAGTTTACAAGTTTCCCATTTATTGCAAATAGATTTTCTGATTTATCAAATTCTTCTAAAGCTACTGAGCTATGTAAGTCTCCAACAAAATTAGATATCATATTTAATGTTGTACTTTTACCATTTTTTCCACTATTTGCAACAAAGAAAAATACATGATGTGGAAAGCTAGAAGTCATCAAAATATGTCCTAATATTTCTTCAAATAACATTATTAAACTTTCATCATTGTTACAAAACCACTTTATATAATTATCCACATCATCACATACTACATCTGGATTATAAGCTATATCTAAATTAAATGGTGTAAACACTGTATCCATATGTAGTATATCTACTCCATCTAATATAAATCCATTATTTAATTTTATTGGATAATTATTACTATTTGGCTCAATGTCCGCAAGTTTAGTTAATTGATGCAGTAATTCATTATCCTGAGACTTTTTTAATTTTAATTTCATTTGTTCCAACACCTCTCTTAAAATATTGTTTGTACTTTCATTTCCAACATAATTTTTCTTGCCATTTTTATCTTCTTTAAGAAAATAGAATCTACCATTATAAATTTTTAATTGAAATAATTTTTTAACATACTCTGCTACAGCAAATATATCTAATTTCTTATTACCATTTTTATCTTCATAATAAAGATCTATTTCTTCATCATCTGATTTTTTGAAAGCAGATATTACAGTTGGTTTTAACTCTGTATCTGTTAATGGAGTTTTAAAAACTTTATTATTTATAAAATCAGCTAACTCAATTATATTTTTTTCAGGTACTCCATAGTCTTGTAATATTTTTATATGTTTATATATTGCTTGATTTCTTCCATCACCATCGTCAAGATGGTATAAATTATATTTCACTCCTGCCATAGGGTATAGAGCCATAGGTAATATAGCTAAATTATCAATTGGTATATCGTTTAAAACTGTTCTAAGAACTCCATTGACCTTTACCTTAGCTGATGCCTTTTTCTTTCCATATCCTGTCTTATAATCAACATTTAATCCACAATAAGTCATAATATTTATATTGTTATGTAATTTCAAGTTTGGAGGAATTTTATAATATAAATGGGCTCCTCTTGTTGTCTTTATAGCTCTTGTTGGATATTGATTTAATAATTCTTTCCATACTTCATCTACATGGTCAAAATCAACTACTACAACATCTTCTGGAACTAAAAAGGCAGCATCAGATATTTTAGAGATATCATAAACAAATTCATCAAATGATACTTTGGGTTTGCTTGTTCCTGGTTCTAGTTCTATGTATTTTGCTCGAATAGTTCCCATGATACCACCTTTCTATCTGTGAATTTGTTCTTTTCCACCAATTTTCTATAGTAGTCTAAATCTAAAATACTTTTATCTAGTTTCTCAATTTCTTCATTATGAATATAAACCCTATCCGCAGAATTTGGAATTTTAGTATACTTTTTAGATCCATCTTCTATTTTTATTTTATGTATTGGTCCATATTCTTTTTTCCAAGTTGCAAATATTCTATTTACCTTTTGTAACTCAATAGCTTCACCATTTACAACTGTCTCTACATGATGGAATGTTCCACCCATTTTGGCTACTTGTTGAAAAGGCATTAAGTTATTTTCTTTTATTAAAGATAAAATAAATTTATCAACAGAAATATCATCCATATAGAAAGCTTTTAAAGCCATATCTATGATTGTGAGATTATTTTTTTCAAAGTTTCCACCATCATGATTTTGAAATATTCCTTTTCCTTTCAATTTGTAACCATCTTTGGTTTTTACTTTTAAGATGTAATTATTAACATCCCTTTGAGCTATTTTTACAGCATAATCATAATCCAAAGTTAAACCATAATTTTCTTCCCATTCTTTACATAACTCTATAATTTTGGGTAAATTATCTTCTTCATAAGCAACCAATATTCCATCGGTATTGCTTTGTATTACTCTTGTGTAATTTTTAAGAGATACTATTAAATCTGTTAATAATAACTGCCCATTTATACAAATGTTATTTGATTGAACAGGATCATACAAATCATTGAATTCAGATTTTAAAGCTCCAAATGTTCCATTAAGAAGTATTTTATATATTCCTTGTTTTGGGTCTTTATTTCTTTTATATTCCATTCTTGTATCATATAATTTTTTATATAATTCTGGATGTTCTGAAGCTCTAGACATAAAGTTAAAATTAATAATCATGCTAGGGTAATAACTTCCAACATCGACCATCAACATGTTACCTTCATAATAGAAATTAGACCTTGCTGCATGTAGTCCACCAAAAGCATAAGTATGGTCCACTCCACATAAATTAAATACTAAGTTTTCTTTTTCTAATTCTTTAAAGTTTTCTCCAACTAAAAATCTATTTTGAATATCTGTGTAAAAATCTAAAATTGGTTGAGGTATATTTTCCTTTCTTAGTTTATCTGTGATGGTAAACAATAATCTATCTTTATTCAACCTGGCTTGTGTTGGTAATTTAGATTTATTACATTGTAAAACTTTAGCTGCAAGGTTGGCTCTTGTTTTTTTAGAATCCAACTTAGATAAATTAAATTCTTTGCAAATATCAATCTTAGATTCAAAGTAATCTTTTCTATATTCAAATACTTTCTTTGTAGTCTCTACGTCATGCCTACAATACTTTATTACTTCCATAAATTCATCAGATGTTAAAGGTCTATCTAAATTAAAAGATACTGGAGTTTCAATTATATTCATTCCCATATTGCTTTCAATTTCTTTTAAACTAACTCCTGGTGGAAGCTCTTGTTTAGTATCTAATGTTGGTAACTGATTAGCTATTTTTTTATAAAAGTTAGTATTTTCACCATTGATTATAGATTGTGATAGTTTATATACTTCACTAGGATTCATATTTCTTGATATTATCCCTGCAAGTATCAAATCATCATAATTATTATTATTGAATCCTATCAAGCAATTTATATTGTTCATTGTTTTTTTTAATAATTCTGGATCATTGTGTATTATAATTTCTTCATCTTGAGTAGTGATTATGACAACCAACCAATCACACATAAATACTTCAAAATCATAAAAACCAACTATATCTCTTCTCATTTATCCTCCTCTCATAGAATATGAAGGGAGAGATAACCTCTCCCTTGTGCACTTACTAATCTTGGAAAATAAACTTGAAGTTTTGGAAATCTTTTTTAGTTGTTAATTCTATAACTACATCTTTTCCAATTAATTCATCATTTAATCTTTGTGCTAATGCTATTTCATTTGCAAAGTCCATAGATGTTAATGCTTCCCCTGTTAGATTTAATATAATATTTATAAATTTTTTTAGGTTCATAGCTGCCATTTTTCCACTAAAGTATATATTTGCAAAATACTTCTTATTTTCATTTATTAAATTTACTGTAAATGAAAACCATTGAGTTCCTTTTTCATTTTCCTTATATTCTAGCCCTTCAATAACTCCTTCATAAACTCCATCTGGAACAGAAAAATCTGTTTCCTTATCCCCTGCTTTCCAATCTTGTGCCTCTAATTCTGCCATGATATCTGCTATACTCATTATTTGTTACCTCCATCTTTATTTTATATTATTTGTATTTTCCGTTGTTTTAACTGTATTTTCAGTATTTTTTGTTGCAACTTGTTTAATTGCGGGTTTTATTTCAAAAACCCCTTTTACTGTTTTTAAAATACTCAAAATCTTTTTATCTTTTATATCGTCTTCTTTGTAAGCTTCTCTTTTATTTGTGCATATTCTAATGTAGTTACTTCCAATCTTTTTAGTTTGGATTGAAAAATCACATCTACCCATACAAGCATTTAATGCTTTTTGTCCTAAGCTAGGTGCTTGATACATTGTTTGCCCATTATTTTCTGATTTTTCTATTGAATGTGATATAAATATTACATTCATATTCATTTGAGTTAATTCAATCATTAATTTCTTCCATACCGCATTAAATTTAGCATATCCTTTTCCAAATGGAATATCTGCTAATGATTCAACTTTTGCTGCTTCACATATATGAATAGTTAACATAGTCTCAATATCATCTATCAAATCTATAATCACAGTCTTATATGTGTGCTTTTCAGTTTTTAAAGCTTCAATAACTTCTGCAAATTCTGCAAATGTTTTAATAGCTACTGAGGGAGTATTAACTTTTGTTGCATTTCCATCTGTATTAATTATTAATGGACTTTCAAATTCTCTTGCAAGGTAAGTTTTCCCTGACATTGATTCACCCCATATTAAGAAGCTTTTTGGTGTAATATCTGCAATCTTTGGTTCGTTTACTGGTAATTTAATCATTTTATCCTCCTTATAATCCTAGTGCAGCAAGTGCTGACTTTTTACTATTATCAATATTTTTATTATTTGTTATTTCTTCCTTAATTTCTTCCACTATATTTTTATCTGCTCTAATTGTTATTTTTACATAACCTTTTTTGTTACTAACTTTTGTATATTGTTCTGCTATTTCAGGCATCTCCTCTTTTAATTTCTTAGAATCAATAGTTTTAGTTATTGTAGGATTTACTTTTGTAATCATAAGAGTATCTGTAACTATTGTTTTAACTCCAACGTTATCCATTAATCCATATAATATTTCTCTTTGAGTCTTAGCTTCTTTTTCCATCTCACTAAGTCTATTTAATTCTTTTTCTAAGATTGATAATTTGTTAATAGTATCGTTATACTCCACTAAATTATCACCAAAATAAAACTCTTGTTCTGTCATATTTGGATTTTCTTTCAATCTTTCCACTTGTTCCCAAAACTTATTGGCTTTTTCTAAAATTTTAGATATTAAGCTATTATCTCTTTTTATCTCCATCACAGAAATTCTTTCTGCTTCAAACTCTTGATTGAAAAAATCATCAGTGTGTTGAGTTTCATAATCTAATCCAGTCCAAAAATTATCTGGTCTTTTATATTGAACTAAGTAACCTTTTTCAACATTAAATTGAAACATATACATTTGCATTTGTAATACATAATCATATACATCTTCATATGTTGTCTTGTCTCCAGCATTGGTTTTAATCTCTAATAGTAATCCTGCATCTTTATCCAATCCATCACAGTTAGATCTAAGTCTTAAATCTTCATTGATATTTGTGTTTTCTTTAAATTTAAGCTCATAGATACTATTGATATAATCTCTTATTTGTGGTTCTAATAATTGACCATATCTAGTGTATTCATTTCCTTTAAATGCTGCAGGAATTACTCCAGCTTTTTCTCTTGCAAGAGTAAAGCAATCTTTGAAAGGACTTACATTAAATAATGCAGGTAAATCACTTCCTCCTAAATATTTATTTCTATTTTGTGTTACATTTTCTCCTGGTGTATGGGATACTATTTTTTCTTGTTCCATTCAAATCCTCCTAAATCTTCTAAACTTAATAATTTATCTACAAAGTTTTTTTTATCATTTAACCTTGCATAAACTTTCTCTTCTATGGTATTTAATCCTATATACTTATATACAGTTACTTTATTTTCTTGACCAATTCTATATGCTCTACCTATCGCTTGTTCATAGTCTTGATAGGACCAAGTTGGACTAAAAAATATTACTTCTGAATTATATTGAAGTTCTATACCTGCTCCTCCAGCTTGTATCTGTACAAGAGTTGTTTTATTTTTCAAATTTTTAAAATTTTCAAAATCAGGTATATTACTTACATTTCCACTTACCTCATAATCTACTTTTACTAATTGTTTTATAGCTTCAGCTTCTTTTTTGAAGTTATAGAAAATTAAGATATTACTATCTGTTGATTCTCTAAACTCTTTTAAGTATTCTAGTTTTTCATAAAATCCAGCATACTGTCTAAGTCCAGCTATAAATTTTGGAGAACTATCATA